AAAGTAGACAAGACATGTGTATCAGCGGCGAACAATTCCCCCAAATTGTCAGACAATTGTCAAAGCTGCATGATAAGTTTTCAGAAAATTCAGACAACTAGCACTATTGTGCAACTTTAACAAATCTATTGCAATACATGCACTATTGTGCTATTATAATTACAGAAAGTAAATCAATTAACAAGTCCGCAGAGGCGGCAGAAAGAGGTAGGATGATGAAGAAAATAACAGCAACATATGATGTAAATGTAATTGAAGATGATGAGGAGGTGTATAACATGGGAAATATAAAATAGCAGATAATACAAAGGATATATTGAAAAATTTCGGATATTCAGATGATGAGATTAAAAGATTAATTTTTAACGGTACTTCGTTATATGAAAAATCAGAGTTTATAAGATTTTTAAAGACTATATGAAAGAATGGAATTGTGATGCTGAAGAGATAGCGGAATTCAGAAAAATGGTTGAAATTGGAGAATGCCCGGAAGATTGGGATATTGTAGAATTTGACGGAAAGACATACTATTTAAACATATGTGCATAAAGGAGAAAAAAAAGGTGAAAACAAACAATATTTTAAGAGCATACCGGCTTAGTGCCGGTATGACAAGACATGAATTGTCAGTAAAGAGCGGAGTGTCTGAACGTGCGATACAGTCATATGAAGTTGGTCAAAGGTCACTCAAAAAAGCTAGTGCAGAAATTGGGTTAAAGAACCCTACCAAGTAGGGTTCTTTTTTATCTTACAACCATAGAAATAGACACACTCACGCTTATCCCTGCAACATTATTATTTTCGGATATTAAGAAAATAAAGTGTTCATTTGATTGTGTATCAATTGAAAATGTGTTAGTCACATCTCCAATGCCCGGGATTGTGACATTGTTAAGTGTTGTATTGTAATTCGCATAATAAACATTAATCGGAATACTTGCCCTGTATTTTCCATCATACGATATATTAGCCGGCATTACCAAGTATGTTGAGATGTCATACTTTCCCTGCCCGAAGTTCATTCCGGGGATATTTCCATTATCTGAACATTTTGCAGAGCAGATAATATTACTATCATTGACCGGAAGATAACTTGTAAACGTGCTAGGACTTGTGGTCGCTTTTCTGAACTGCATTTGCGTGAATCCTGCATAATTGCTCACATTTCCATGGATTGTACAAATCATCTGCGACACCTGACCGCCATTCGTATAACCTGCGTCATCAAGCAACAATGCCATATGCTCCGAATTGTCATAGAAAAGATTGTTTAATAAAGTCAACTTCTGACCAGTGCGACCGCCATAGGCGCAATTGTGTGCATAAATCGGAGAGCTTGACGATTTTAACACACAATTAGACACCATTAATTCTGTATTATTACCTGCACCATATCCAATAGCGTTACTTCCGCCCTTAATATGACAATTTCTAAACTCAACTAATCCGCTTGTCAACTTGTCTACTGGGTCTGAATGAACTGCATAAGTCGAAGGATTAGTGTTAATGATAGTCATGTTGTAAAAGGAGTAATCACCCTGCACATGTAAAGTGCAGTCAGGATAAGATCCGCTTGACTGAATTATTGTTTTTTCGACACCACAGCCGATAAAAGATATTCCGTGAACATCATCAAGTACAATCTGTTCATTGTACACACCCGGATAAATAAAAATAGTAGCGGGGTTATTAATTGATATAGATTTACTCAATATATAAGCAAGTGCGGCATTAATTGACTGATACATTGCTCCAGTTTTTCCAACTGTAATAAATATGGAACCGTCTGTCGTTGGAAGTTTTGCCAAAAGGCTGTTTAAATTATTATCAACATTATTAATCTGCTCCGTTAATCCATCTATTGATTTTTTTACCTCTTGTCTAATAGTTGGGTCTTCTACTTGTGCAATTTCTCCTAGAATATTAAAATATGAAACTTTATCCATTTTATTCCTCCTAAATTGTTAAATATGAAAAACCGCCTAGCATTGGTGTTTGTGCCGGAATTTTTTCCTGTGAATACATTTTCATTTGTCCATTTTTGTTTAATTCAACAATTACTGATACGCCTCCAATTATTATATCTCTATATACAGTAGATAAAGGTAGGTTTTCACTTTTTATGTAACACACTGTAACCCATATAGAAGCAGGTATGTCTTTTTCTGTATTAAGGTTTGGAAATTCAACATATACAGTCTTATTTCTTAAACAGAAAAATGGACTAACATATTCACCGGGTTTTTGCGCAAATTGTTTATTAAATCCTGCTATTATACCGTCAGCCGCCTGCTGTGCGGCGGTTGCCGTAGCTTCTGCAGTAGTAGCCGCCTGCTGTGCGGCGGTTGCCGTAGCTTCTGCAGTAGTAGCCGCCTGCTGTGCGGCGGTTGCCGTAGCTTCTGCAGTAGTAGCCGCCTGCTGTGCGGCGGTTGCTAACGCATAACTAGCGGAATCTCTTATATCAATTTGCTGACCTGCAAGCTCAAAATTTGAAAGTAAAGGGTTAGCCATTATCACCACCGCCAATCTTCATCGTTAAAGTCCCGGCATCATAAGTATGAACACCATCACCGCTCAACTGTTTCTGTAAGATAATGGTCTCATTTTCTTTGTCATAAATTGCCTGAATCATTACATTGTTAAAATATTTATCAACTTTAGCTTTGATTTCGTCCTCTACGTCTAAATTATCGAACCACGAACGAAACTCTTTAATCTGAGCTAATATCCATTCAAGATTTAGTTCGTGAAAGTTCGTATTTGGAAAACTTTCGAACATAAAAACACACCTCCTTAATATACCATGATACAAAATTCTTTAATAAAAATGTCTGAAATTTGCTTTATTAAGTTAAAACGTGCAATTTTTAACTCTTCTTCAAGCATTTGTTGCGAAGTTGTCACACCGATATTACCGTGTGTCCTTCCTTTATGTGTACTATTTGTATTATTTGAATCATTTCCAGTATTGTTTACTGTACCTGAATCTGTACCGCTTGTTGTAGTTGTACCAGTATCTGTGGTTGCTGACTGATTGTTCAGATTTGCAATATCTTGTGAATCTGCAACATATGCTCCACTGTCATATGGCGAGACATTATGCAAAGTGTTGTCAGATCCGGTATTTTTTGTAATGCTTTGTAAATCCCTGCCACTTCTCATTGAGTTAGACAAATTACGTTTTTCAACCGAATTTCGATTTGACTTGCTATTACTGGAATCCGTCCAATCTTCGATACGGTCATAATTTTCCAGTGGTGCATAATTTATCGAAAGGGCGTTTAACCACTTTTCAAATGTTCTATACCAAGTGTTTGACCATAAACCGATAGCTTCCTGCATGAAGTTGAAATCACTGTACAAGATTTCAAAATTTGAACCGTCAAATAAAATTTGATTTATAATATCTTCCTTATCAATACCGTCCGGCAATTTTAAATTATTGAATAAGCCGTCTTTAAATTGATACATTCCGGCTATCGTCATTGTTGCCATTGACATTATTATCACCACCACCTTTATAACGATATTCGACTGAATAATTTGTATCAAACATTGAATTCACTCGATTGAAACATTCGTTCATCTTATCGATCCAAACAGTTGCCCTTGCTGAACCGTCTGATATTCTGCTTTCACTTTCAAAAGAAACCATTCGTTCTTTTTTCTGATAAGGAACCGTAGGTATTCCAATCTCTGAATCAAAATTGTTGATAATTGACTGGAAATCTTGCAAAAGTTTATCCAGTATATAATTGTTTACCCTATCCTTTATAAACTCCGCATTTTTAATTGGAAACTCTTTATCATCATCTAAAAGAATTTTATTGTCATAAATTTGTAAAGCATTTCCTTCATTGATTTTATCAATGATTTTTTTCAGTGTCTCAGCACTTGCCTTGGTTCCGGCACCAAATACTTCCGGTATTTTTGCGTTAATCTCAGCCACATTTACTGCTGTTGATAATTCGGCTAACTGTCCGGCATAAAAATCAATAATACTTGCGATTCCGCAATAATCAGGTGAGATATAAACAACTTCGCAACCTTTACCGATTTCTAATTCCAGTGATTTAGTAAAAGCTGGATTAGTTACAATTGCCTTTGTTGGTCTATAAAAGATGTTGTAACCGCCACCAAGTGTGCAAGGTTGGTTAATCACACCATACACGGCATGCTTAAAAAATACGCTAACCCCTCCAACAAAAATAGACCATCTTAATAAGTCAAGTGCATCAGGTCGAATATTCATTTTAAAATCAAATACAGATATTGCTCGCTCATAAAGTGAACGCCACCAGTAGTTGAAAGCCGCTGTGTTTTTCGTGTAATGAGTAGACGGAAACCTGGTCCCGTCTACTATATTTAACTGTTCATAATTTAATGGAGTATACATATTGACACCTCACTAATTGAAAAATCCCCGGATATATATATATCCGTGATCAAAGTTCTTTTCAGGAAGTTCAACCTTTGTTAATCCGTCAGTGTCATAAACGATGCGACACACGTTTGCTTCTGCAGATTCAATACAGTGAAGTTCATTAAAGCAAGCCGCAACTGTAAAGTCTTTTGGTAGTATTAATTTATTATTTTCAATTGAAGCGCCAAGATTATCTTTTTCGCTAAGAGTAACGGTAGTTCCGTTACTCTCAACAAAGAATCTGTACCAACGCCCCTTTGTAAAAGGTTTTTCCATGGCTACTCCTATTCTGTATCTTTCATAATGAAAAGAATACCCTTTTCGGTGAAATCGTTAATTGAGTTTTTTGCAAAAGTGTACCAGATGTTTCGATAACCTTTACGGGCTTCAACTGGGGTCGTTAAAGCCTTGTCAAGCTGATAGTCAATCATGCAAGCATCTTTATCATAAAGAACCCCAACCACATAGTCGAGTGATACAGTTGCTCCGGCTTTCTGCTGTCCGGTTGTCTTGTCCGGGATAGCAGGTGTAATACTAACCTTTGGTCTGTCTGCTTCTGTGTCATTTGACTGCCAGTAAGTGACTGCTTCATAGTTTTCCATCTTTAATAAATCATCATTAAAGATTTCCGGAAGAACCAAACTTTCTGCATCCGTGAAGAGGTCAGCATATAAGACTAAACGCTGTTCGCTAAGCGGTGTGTGTCTCAACAGCTTATAATCTACACCGTTTACGTTTTTAGCAGGAGACCAATGATAAGCAGTACTTCTTTCTGTCATACGATTAGCAGCTTTCTTTACTGTTGCAACGAAAAATGCTAAAAAGTCTTTCAAATATGTGCTTCTTAATTCTGCAGATGTGTAAGAAGTTCCAAATCTGTCATTAAATTCTTTTGTCAGGTTAATTACAGATCCTGGCATATCTGCTGACATGTCATAAATACCGCCGATATAGTTAAGAAGTGTCATTGTGTTAAATGCTTCTTTTTGGCTCTCAATGTCATTTGATTTTTCTGTCAAGAATCCATTTAAGAACTGCGCAAAGTTTGTCTCATTCAAAAAAGCAATCTTTAACTGGTCCTCGTAAAGGGTCTGCACATCCTGCCATGTTGAAGTGCCTGCAAAGTTCACTTCAAGCGGAATTGGCGGCTCCTGCTCCCACATGGACGGCGTGCTTGTGGCATCTCCGGAAGTATTCTTATTTCTTCCATTCGTCTTTCCCATACCTAAATTGGTATTCAAATCCGTGTTAAAATAGCCGGATGGCTTGGCATCTTTTGAGTAATAACTAATTTTTCTTAAACGGTTTGAATACATACCGGAGTTAATACTATTTAAAATCCGAAGCCTTGCTTCATACGGTCTAACTGCCATGTAAGTACGCCCACAAATAATTGATAAGCTGTTAATCACATTTTCCATGCCAGTAGCTAACACGATTTCACCTGCTGACACAAAACTTGATGTATCAGTGACTACAATCGTTGTCTGTCCGGTTGCCTGCTTAACTAAGCTATTCATAATTGCATGGCAATCCTGTGGAGTTATTGTTCTTCCCATTTTTTTTTTTCACTCTCCTTTTTTACATAAATGTCCTAAATAAATCTAACATTAATTCGTTGTCAGTAGGTTTCTTTTCGTCTGTATGATGTGACACGTCAGCTTCTTTGTTGTCTTCCTGCATTGTTTTAATCTGCGCAGTCAAGTCTCGAATCTGATTTTTCAAATCTTCTACAGATGGCTTTTCTTCCGGTTTTTCTTCCGGCTTATCTTCCGGCTTTTCTTCCGGTTTTTCTTCCGGCTTATCTTCCGGCTTTTCTTCCGGCTTTTCTTCCGGCTTATCTTCCGGCTTATCTTCCTGCAAAGCCTTAATATCTGACACTTTGTAACCTGCTTTTACAAGCGCAATAATGTCTGCTACACCAAGTTTCATTTTATCATCTCCTTCCTTATATTAATAAATGGGGTGTGGGCGGATTCGAACCGCCCTATACAGAAAAACATATCCGTACTTGTTTCCGCATCAGACACCCATGCGCCGGAGGTTCATTGGAAGTACGTCAACACTTCGCCGCATCTGCATTCCTTGCAGTGACCTTATACGGACTTCCTCCGGCAACTTAAGTGTATCAAACTATAGTATACCTGTCAAGAATTACTCGATGTAAAAACCGCTATTCAAATAAGCGTTTACTTCGTCCTTATCTCCGGAAAAGCCATTAATTGGACATGAAGCATTTCCGCATTTTGTAAAACCATATAATGTGCCTATTCTCAGATTCTTATTACAAGGACGTCCTGCTACGCTAATGGGAATATCACCAGATTCATAAGTATAAAGAATGACACTTATCTTGTTTGTCGGTGTGTTAAACATTTGACTATTGCCACTTTGTCCGCTGCTAGACGGCGTTGGATGAACAAAGTTCGATACAGTATTAATCATGCTAATCACATTGTTGCTTGCAACATCAACCTTATTTACTCTTTTATTATAGAAAGACATTGCATTTGTAGCACCTTGGACGCCAGTCTGTAAATAGTTGCTTAAATTAGTTGAATCATTACCAATTTGTATTGGTGAATAAATATTAGCCGTATAATTACTTACAATTGACAACTCTTCCCCAGTCATCAATGTGACTGAGGTGTAGCCGGTCCATAAATCAATTGAATAATAGCACGTCAAAGTTTCTTTAATATCTGAATTTGATAAATCAACCTTCCCGACTCCAGGTAAGTAAATGTTATAGTATGAAAAATTATTTACATACTTTCTAAAATCGTCATACTCAGACACTGGAATGCTGATTTCAACGAATCTTTGGTCTGATTGGTTGACAACCCTATAAGCCTGAATACCAAGAGGAAACCACTTCGCATATACATCCTGCAGAACTGCACCGCCGTAATCACGATACTCCTTTATATCGAGCGGCGAATAGCAAAGAGACACGACATAATCAAAAGGGTTAAAAAGTAAATTTCCTATTTTGTCATACCATTCAGAAGTACCTTCTAAATACTTCGACTGGTCAAATAATGCAGTAAATGTTGACAATGAATCACTAACATAAGTGCTAACTCCAGTACCGTCATTTCCAACCATTCTTAACACATAACAACCTTTTCCTAGCACGTTGTCAATAAATGGTAATTGCGTCGTTGTAAAAGTGATACTCTTAGGCTCCTGCTTCACACTGACTAATTCATCAATAAACATTTCTTCATAATTCGATTCTGATCGTTCGACAAAGCAGGTGTAAGATAGTATCTCGCTTTTATATGTTGCAAGCACGTCCTGCTCACAATCAACCTCTATCATATTGTGTCGGACTGACCGCAAATCCCGAACAAAATAATAGTGTCCTAACGCCTTAATATAATTATATTCGAATTCATTACCAGAAATAATAAAGGTCGGATTTTCAATAGAAGTGGCGTCCTTTAACGCCACTTCTAAAGTCTGTCCTGCACTTGCCGGTATTTTGGTTGAATTCTTTCTTTTAATAAAATTCTTCCACAATTCTACCTGCACATTATCACCATCTTTCCATATCATCTTTTAATTCATTTACTCTTGATCGCACTAAGTTATAATCATATCCTGCTGATTCCAGTTTTTTCCGTCTTTCTTCACCGTTGCCCCAGTTGCCTCGAAGTACGCTTAAAGCTACTGTGTCAATGTCTTTCACACTATCATATGAATACTTGTTCAAGTCATAAGTTGCTATAAGATTTAAGATACCTTTTTTATAACTCCTTGAAGTTGCATAGCCATCCTTACATAAAAGAGTGATATAAGTCTCATTGTTAACAATGTCTTTTAAATTGCTATACCGTCTAGCCATTAAGAATTCGCAGTACCCTTTTACACCTTGTGCCGGATTATCATACACACGGAAGTTAGCGCGAACCTTGGTAAGTGTGCCTTCTGCATATTCTTCTTTTGTCTGTAAATTTACACTTTTTCCTTTCCAGTATCTGCCGCACTTCAAGCCAAAGAAGTTATTTTTGCGTGCAAGATAACTAATGCCCCATCCGCTTTCCATGATTGCCTGGGCAATGATAACCGGATAGCACTTTAAGTGATACCTTGGGGCGTACTTTTTTAAATTGTTATATATCATCTCAACAAAATCTTTCTGATTTTCTGTCATTCCCATTTTTTCAATCTCCTATCTTTTTAAAAAATTTGCGAATCTTTGCAGGTACAATTGCTTTATTGATATTTCCCACATTCTCAATTATACTTCCGATTTCCATCAATATAATATAAGTGCAAATACCGTTAAATATTGGTTTACCGATTGAAATATCAAAGTATGGTAAAGCCTTTTCCGCAAGTTCTGCGAGAATTAATATAAGTAACTCCCCCATCTTATTAATTAAACCATCTCGCATGATGGAAGAGTCAAAGTCGTGATTTTTAAATGCCTTTATCATACCCGACACAAAGTCGAGTACGACAAAAGCGAACACAATAGCTATTTTAATCATTTGTTTAACTCCTTTTCTACGTCAAGTAAAATGCCTTCCTGCTCTTTGTCTGTTAATGGGATATAAGCATGATTATAATACTTTCCATCTTTCCCTTTGTAAGATGGGAATGATATAAAATCTCCGTTCTTGCCTTCCATCACATTACAACCGTAGACCGTCACACCGTTTACAGTAAGCGCAAATCTTACCCGGTCTTTCGAATCCATTTTTACATGGTCTACACTGTAGTCTTTTAAGATGCTTTTCTGTTTGCTGTTTTCATTTTCTGGCTTTTTCATTTTTTAATCTCCTTTACTTTAAATATAATTTATAAGTACATTATCAATATAGCACTATAGTGCTATATTGTAAAGACTTTTTTGTAATTCATCACTAAATTATATACGGCATATGAATTGTATTTACAATTTCCATGTATCGTTGCATCTTTCAAATCAAACACAAAATCGTCATAAAAAAGATGTTGACCGTTGTCAGTCTCTAGGTCATAGTATTTATCTGTCATATAACGTGAGTTATTTATCACATATAATTTCCCTTTTCTGTATATAAAGAAATCTTTTTTGTTATAGTAAAATGCGCCGACACATTTAAAGCCTTTTATCTTTCCTTTTTCAATGTTCGTCATATCATCATACGAAAAATCATTATCCAATGCCATAGCACGCCATGCGGTACCTTCCATTGCCGCATAAATTGCTGATTGTGCTTCTTTTTCGTAAAACTCCGGCGAATCTTCAATTAAATGAATTAATATGTATCTTTTTTCTAAATATAAATACTCCTGCTCATTTATACACATATCTGCAATTGTGTCAACCAGATTAAACGATTCTAATACCGGGTTAGCAATATTTACCGCATTTGCTAACAGTATTAACTTTAACGGCTTACGTCCTCTATGCTCACGGTCTCGAGACACTGTCTTGTAAAGATCAAGTATCTGATCACCTTCATTATGTGACACACGTTCATATTTTTTGGGGATAAATTCATCAAATATAATTTGCTCAGTGTCTGACATATCGAAGCCTTTTACTTTTTCAACTGCATTTAGTGATACAATATACCCAACTGGAAGTCCGTAAGGTCTTCCGTCTGTATCACAATCCCAAAATCCAGCAACACCTTCAACCTTTGGAATTGTGACCGGATACACATTATAACCTTTATCCCTATTCAGCGGCACAAAAGGTGATATGTTAAAATCAATTTGAGAATCCCCTTCTTTCACTTTATCGTTAAACCTCTTTGCACCTGCACACATCATAGACACGTCTGTATTTGTTCTTTTTACAAATACAAATCTTTCTCCTCTGCTTTTCTCATACTGCAGTGCACTATAAGTCTTACCTCTATTTCTGCCGCCAATTTCTATATAAATAACTGCATCTGGATACTTTTCAAAATCATTTGAAATATCAAAATAATAACTTTCTTTTTTCATTTTCAACCTCCTAAAAATAATCTTCTACTAATCCCGGTATTGAAATATCAATATCTTCTGATATTAAATCTTCCCAGTCTTTTATGAAGACGTCATCTAACAAATAATCACATGGCGTCAAGTTAATAGAATCACCAATTTCATTTCCGTCTGAATCCATGTGAATTTCACTGTAAACATATTCATGTGTCAATTTTCCGGTTTGAGTACCGGAAAAAATAAAACCTTTTTTAAAGTTTTTTATGTCATTATTTAAACACTCCGCACCTTTTTTCGGTACACCTGCAACGGTTATATGAAGTTTGTTATCCTCTTTCTTCCGACCACAGTACCTTTTTGCGCCTACGGTCACAAATTCGCTATACAAGTCCTTGTCTCCGTCAGTCTCAGCTACACCAAGCCACCACTCACGCCCCATATGATGGACACATCCGTACCCATTTGCAAGAAGTTCCTGCTTGCATTTTTCATTATAATCGTTTACCTTTTCTAAGTTCCAACCGTTTGAATAAGCGGAATCTGTATCGGAGTAAATCCAAACACAACCTTCTTTTACACATTTTCCAAGTTCGAATAAATTTCTAAAAGCATATGCTGTAACCCAAACGCCAATAAAGTATGGTAGTATGTTATTTCTTTGTTCCTTCCAGATATTGTACTGCTCCTCATAGTCATTATCGTGCTTTTCAACTTTCCATGCACTTCTTACATCTACCAATTCCGGCTCATACACCTCAATTATATCATCCTTTACTGGACGCTGGACAGTAACCCCGTAAAGGCTATTGAGCAATGCCTTTGCGATTGCATAAAGAACCTCATCACCGCCTTTAAATTTTGTCTTATTTTCGAAAAGTTCAAACACATAATCCGTAAACCATCTTGGGAGATAGTCTTTTTTTGAGCTCATAACTTCAATACACAATGAGCCTTTGAAATCATACTGTTCATTGATAACAATTAAATCTTGCTCGGTCAAGTAAATCTCTATATAATCAGCGCACAATATTCTGCCATTGTCTGTAACGTCGTTTACGGACTTTTCGCACTTGCTAAATTGTAAGGCTGGCATTGGTATAGAATTATCTTTTAATTTTACGCCGATTGCAACTAATTTAAAACAAAAGGCGTATTCATCAGCATCTTTTATTATATTCTCAATTTTTGCGTTTGGAACACTGAAAAATCTTTCTGACGGATATTTTTTCGCCAAAAGGCAAAAAGGATATGAACTTGCGAAGTCAAAACACTGTATATATGAATCATTTTTCAATCTGAATATATGACCAATGTAATGGCGGTTGGCGTGTGTAAATCCTCCGTGATAAGCAGATTCTAATTGTTTTTGAAATTTCCAATCGCCAACAACACGGTTAAACCATTCTTTCGCCCTGTTCTTTTTTCCTCTTTTTCTGATTTCTTCTCTTGGAATTCCGGTTGCTGTCCAAGGCATAGTTCCGACACGCTTTCCAAGAAGTTTTCTTGTAGCTTCTAGGCATTCAACGCCGCACAATGTATCAAATTCAGCGTATTGATGTTCGTTGTCTGTATAATTCTCCTGCTGATTTCTATACTTGTTGTAATCCCAAAAGCCTACAGCCTTTTGATGATTTACTTTTAAATCCGAACCCCATTGTTCTAGCTTGCGCTGTGCAAGTATAAGCGAATCCCTTAATATTATACCATTTTCAAATTCTATATAAATAGGATAGTGGCTTTTTGTATTTAACTGTTTAATCGGATGCCCAAACGTCATAAAAAAGAAACGCCGTAAAAAAGTCCAGTCATATCCCAAGTTGTGAACATAGATAAAAGTTTGTTCGCCTGTCATTGAATTGTGTAAACGTTGACACGCAAGCACTGCTTCACCTGGTTTACTGCCATGGATGGTGAATAAATCTCTTCCCTTATAATTCGCCGATATTGTAAAATAAACGACATGATTTTCATTATTCCCGATTTCAACGCTCTTGGAAGTCTCAGTATCTAACATGATGAATATACTATTTAAAGTCTTTTTCTGCTTCTTTGAAAATCTGTATTCAATTTCAATGTTCGATAGCCATTTATACTTATAATTTTTCCAATAAACATTGCAGTAAGTGCTTGGTTTAATCATCTTTTAAACCAAAATCTTCTAATCGTAAATCATTTTTGGCTATCATTTTATTAATGGTGTTATTCACTTTCCAGTCTGCAACTTTTATTTTTTGATTATTTTTAATTGCCTTTGCGATCTCCGGTAAATTCTTTTTGATTTTTCCTATCGTGTCAAATACAGTCTTACTACCAAAATTAGACGACAATTTTTCATATGATTTTGATTGAAAGAAATCCGCTAGTTCTTGCCATGTGAACTTGTCGTTCCCTTTTAATCCCATGTTGTTATTTAATGTATCTGCTCTTTTTTCATAAACGGACACAATTCCTTTTTTCGTACTAGACACACTTTCTAAGAAGTGGTTAATATCATTTATCTTGGCTTGTAAAGTGTTTGAATTTTCAGGCGGTTTTGTATTGAATCTAGGTCTATTTTTTACTGAACCGTAACTTTCTATATTTTTCGCTGCTACTCGGTATGCATATTTAAGTACATTTTCATATTTTGAACTTCTTGAAAGTGCTTCTAAGCGCACTAACCGTTGGTCGGCACGTTTCGCAAGTTTTCGATATTCTTTTACTAATTCTATATAATGTCTAGTCGGCACTGTTTATCACCTCTTCAAAAAAGTATACTATATCTTCGTCAAATTCTAATAAGACCCTAGCTAGTGAATAGACAATTTCTGCACTAGCTTTTTTGAGTGACCTTTGACCAACTTCATATGACTGTATCGCACGTTCAGACACTCCGCTCTTTACTGACAATTCATGTCTTGTCATACCGGCACTAAGCCGGTATGCTCTTAAAATATTGTTTGTTTTCACCTTTTTTTTCTCCTTTATGCACATATGTTTAAATAGTATGTCTTTCCGTCAAATTCTACAATATCCCAATCTTCCGGGCATTCTCCAATTTCAACCATTTTTCTGAATTCCGCTATCTCTTCAGCATCACAATTCCATTCTTTCATATAGTCTTTAAAAATCTTATAAACTCTGATTTTTCATATAACGAAGTACCGTTAAAAATTAATCTTTTAATCTCATCATCTGAATATCCGAAATTTTTCAATATATCCTTTGTATTATCTGCTATTTTATATTTCCCATGTTATACACCTCCTCATCATCTTCAATTACATTTACATCATATGTTGCTGTTATTTTCTTCATCATCCTACCTCTTTCTGCCGCCTCTGCGGACTTGTTAATTGATTTACTTTCTGTAATTATAATAGCACAATAGTGCATGTATTGCAATAGATTTGTTAAAGTTGCACAATAGTGCTAGTTGTCTGAATTTTCTGAAAACTTATCATGCAGCTTTGACAATTGTCTGACAATTTGGGGGAATTGTTCGCCGCTGATACACATGTCTTGTCTACTTT